AGCTTAATGAAGTTTCTTTTCGCACTATTTGCTGCTTTGTTTTTTGCTCTACCTGCCTGGGCAGTAGATGTTCAGATGGGATATGGTGGAAACTTAGTATTTGAACCAGCAGAAGTTACTATTGCTGCTGGTGAGTCGGTTCACTTTGTAAACAACATGCTACCACCACATAATGTGGTTGTAGAAGATCACCCAGAAATCTCTCACGAAGGTCTCGCTATGATGCCTGGTGAAGAGTTTGATGTGACCTTTACCGAAGCAGGAGACTACACTTACTGGTGTGGTCCTCACAAAGGTGCAGGCATGATCGGTACTGTGCATGTAAACTAATGTTTAAAGACTGGGGCAAGGGGGTGAATCCACCCGAAAGATTAACCGAAGAAAGAGTGCAGGAGATGATCGATGCTGCCATACGCCGTCATAATCGGAATGCTTCGATTATTAGTATGTGTGTTGGTTGGGTTGTTCTTGCACTTTTTGCTGAAGGTCTTCTTCGACTTATCGGAGTAATACCCCCTGTACTACCATGGCTCAACATTACCCTGAATTAATTGGTATTGTTTTACTATTGGTGTTTGCTGCCACAATGTTCTATCAGGGGACATTGATTATGACAGGCAAACGTGGTTATAGGCATTGTGAGCGTGAAAAGAAAAAGATGGATAACGCTCGTAAGCAAATAGAAGATTTATTTAAAGACAAATGAAAGTAGGAATGATCGGATTAGGTAGGATGGGTGAGGGTATGTCTCGCCGTCTTATCGCAGCAGGACATGAAGTTCATGGTTATCGCAACAATGTTAAAAAAGCAAATGAGCAATATGAGAAGGGTTATATCAGTGGATATACCACTTCTTTGGAAAGCCTTGTTCAAATAGTTAAGACTAAAGAATCATATGGAGAGAAGTCTGGAGAAACTTTACGTTTTCCACAACCAGGCATCTTCATGATGGTGGTTCCAGCAGAAACTGTAGAGGATACCCTCAATGACTTACTACGATTTTGTCGTGAAGGCGATATTATTATTGATCATGGCAATAGCAATTTTAAGGACAGTCGGAAAAGAGCCGAGCGCCTTGCAAAACTTGGCATCGCGTATATTGACTGTGGTACTAGTGGTGGTGTTTATGGTCTGGACCGTGGATACTGTCTTATGGTTGGTGGCGGAGATACTGCGGTCACCACTTGTCGTCCAATTTTTGATGCCCTCGCCCCAGGAATTGATTCTGCCCCCAGGACTCAACCTAACTCATGGGTAACACAAGCAGAGCACGGATGGTTGCATTGTGGTGGACCAGGAGCAGGTCATTTTGTCAAGATGGTCCACAATGGTGTTGAGTATGGCATTATGCAAGCATATGCCGAAGGATTTAATATTCTCCACGAAGCAAACGCAGGTGCCAAGTATGTCAAAGCAGGAGACGCAGAAGTTGCGCCAATGGACAACCCTGCCGATTATTGCTACGACATTAATGTTGCTGAAGTGGCTGAGCTATGGCGTCGTGGTTCTGTGGTTGGGTCTTGGTTACTTGATCTTACCGCTGATGTTCTACGGCGCGATAGAGAGCTTGGCAAGTTCGATGGTGGAGTATCAGACTCTGGTGAGGGTCGTTGGACGGTTCACGCTGGTGTGGATCTTGGCGTACCCATTCCTGTTATCAGCAGTGCGCTGTGGGCACGTTTTGAGTCGCGCCGTCTTGGTGCTTTCACGGCCAAGGTTCTGAACGGAATGAGAGCAATGTTTGGTGGTCATGATGTTAGGTGAAGCACTTAAATGGTTGGCAATACCATTTGTATTATCCACGATATATTTCGGGATACGAAAAGGTGAGAATGACTACTACGACTCGGACGACTATGATGGAAACGGAACCGCACACTGAAATACTTACTTACCAGATAGTAATCTTCGGTGCTACTGGAGATCTGGCAAAGAAGAAACTAATCCCTGCTCTGTATAAACTACACAAGAAAAATTTACTTCCAAGTAATCTTGTGATTGTAGGGACATCTCGTCGTGAGATCGCAAAACAAACATGGGTGGAATCTTTGGGAGAGTATCCTGAAGACTTTCTCCATCGTCTGGATTGGATTAGCACTGATCTGAATAATCCAGATTCATTGAAAAATCTTCCAGATGCAGATGATTCAACTTACTTCTTATCTGTACCACCAGAACGCTATGAGAATGCTATCATCAATCTCAAAGAAGCAGGACTCCTCAACAACCCAGAACTCTCGCGTGTTGTTATTGAAAAACCCTTTGGGCACGATTATAAATCTGCTGATAATTTATCAGCTGTGGTTGCTAGACATCTACGCGAGAAACAAGTCTATCGCATTGACCATTATCTTGGTAAAGATACTGTCAATAACATACTTGCTACTCGTTTCAGCAACATTCTTTTGGAACCACTTTGGAACCGCCAGTATGTAGAGGAAGTACAAATCTTTGCAACCGAAACATTTGGATGTGAGGGTCGTGCCCAGTATTATGAGACCGCTGGTGCTGTCAGGGATATGCTGCAGAATCATATTCTGCAAGTGTTGGCATTGATTGCTATGGAACCTCCAAGCAAAATGTCAGCAAAAGAAGTCAGAAGAGAGAAGACAAAAGTTTTATCCGCTACTAGACTATCAGATAACATTATTTTAGGACAATACGATGGCTACCGTAGCGAAGAGGGCGTTGATCCTAACAGTGGTACTCCTACCTATTTTGCTGGCACTTTATTCGTCGATAACTGGCGTTGGGAGGGAGTTCCTTTTAATGTCATGACAGGAAAGAAACTCCCCTACCAATGTGTGGAGGTAGTTATCAAACTCAAAGCACCACCACTAAAACTATATGAAGGAGAAATCAACGACCGTATTGTCATGCGCTTACAGCCTAATCCTCATCTCGATATCCGTATGGATATTAAGTCACCTGGGCTCAATGACAACTTGGAGTTGGCAACACTCACCCACTCCTATCCACAGGACAGAGCAATAGATGGTTACGAGAAGCTTCTTTATGATGCTATTAATGGAGATCAATCACACTTTGTACATGCAGATGAAGTAATGGAATCATGGAGGATTGTAGATGACCTTTTATGTACTGGTAACACTTGTCCGATTAGGACTACTCCTTTCATTTATCATGGTAACACTTGGGGTCCGCAGTACAAAACCGAAAGAATAACTACTTGGGATTATCCAGCATGATACATCACGTACAATTATTCGTTAGACATACTATGGAGAATCCACTTGCTCTAGCAGTAATGTCTTTTGCTTTAGTCTTTGTTCCCATCCTAGGTATGTGGGCAGTCCATAAATATGGATGGGAGCACTGGGAACCTTTTCATAGGAGCCACAAATGAATCCACTTATCTTAATTGGTTGCTTTACTCCATTAGCAATTATTTTCATAGTGATGAAACTTGCTGTTTGGATTGAAGCAGTAAACGAGGAGACTGATTATGTCAGAAAAGAACCTCTACGAGAACGAGGACCCTTCTTGGAAAATCCATATGCAGACGTTGATGCGGAGGAAGAAGAATTTGGAGATCGCACAGACTATCAATGATGCTCTGTATGAATGGTATTCAGAGCAAGGTAGAGATGTTCCAGAATGGAAACGAAAAGATCCAGACTGGTGGATTAAATACCTAATTAGTTTAGGAATTGATCCGAAGAATCCATGAATTTGTTTTTACGCCCGCTAGAAGATGTAAATGATGTCACCTGGAGTATCATCTGGTGCATGATTATTCTTCTAGCGGGCGTTGCTTATTACATATATACAATTATGAAATTAGCATACGAGGAACTAGAAGATGGGAGCAATGACACCCCCGAGTCGGAAGAGTTGTTACAACTTCCGAGTGATCAGCATAGATAGAGTGCTGGATGGAGACACGATCGATGTCACGATCGATCTAGGTTTTGACCTTTATAAAAAAGAAAGAGTTAGAGTCGCTGGTGTGGACACGCCAGAGAAAAGAACCAAAGACCTAGAAGAAAAAGCACTGGGATATGACGCAACCAACTGGCTTAAGGACAAGCTTGAAGGTGCTATCTCTGGCGACGATGATCTCGTTATTCGCACTGAACTTGTTGGTGGTATGGGCAAGTATGGGCGTCTTCTCGGGTGGCTCTACATTGGAGACGCCGAACTCTCCCTCAATGAGCAAATGATTACAGAAGGCTACGCTTGGGCATACGATGGTGGAACCAAGCAAAAGGACTTTGAAGAACTACGAGAAATCAGACGTACCAACGGAACTCTCGTTGAGTAATCAATATATTATCAGCATGTAAAGATATACTTATTAAATCGTAATATAATGTAACACTATTTTCTGCTACATAGCTTATAATCTGTGTAGCATGGAGTTACAATATGTACGGATTTTATATGCTGGTAGTGTTCGTTGCCATATTGGTAGCGATTGCTGGTGTAGATGAAACCTTGAAACTTTTTGCTTACGCGGATCTACAAATTAGATATGCGTTCATCCGACTTCAGATGAAGTGGATGGGTTGGAAACTTAAGAGGCAACTTATTAAGGACACCAACAACTTTGAAAAGTTCCTCAAGGAGTATGACAAATGAACGACAAAGAGATG